TAACTCTAAAGTAGGCAACAAGGCAGACTTTAGTGCCGCCATGTTTATTTTATATTTTTCATGCAGATTTGGGTGTTTTTCTTTCATCCATGCCACTCGATCCGCTGAGTGCGCCAAATACGCTGTGCAATCGTAACAATCAAGGCTTGAATGGTCGATTGCATAATGTTCTGGTAACTGGCATTGAGTCCGTAAAAACGCCAAAACTTGCTCTTTAGTCCATGTTTCTATTGGTTGAATGTAAGTCACACCATTAATTACCGACCCATGTCGAGCCGTGGATTTGTGGCTTTCATCAAGCCGTTGACCACGAATCAAATGCGTAATGCCACGTTTTGCAATTGCCTCTGTCAAAGGTTGCCCTACGTTTGCCCAACAGCAATTTAAATAACTCTGTACTCGTACTGGCTTATCGCCTGAAAATTGCATACCTTCAAAACTATGATCAACCGGCACAACATCGCTTGGATAACCATAAAATTTAATTTGTTGCTCTTGATTTGACTTTACTTCAATAAACTCAACTGCATCTGCTTTAACCTGTTCAATGATTTCCATTGTTTCAGGGTACGCTTTACCAGTATTTGCCCAAAAGACAATTGGATTCTTTTCACGGTACAAGTACCAACACGCTAAAGAATCCTTCCCACCTGAGAACGCTAATCCAAGCATTAGAAATACATTGCCGCCATGCCGCCTAATGAAGTAAGGCCTTGCATGGTTGAGTTGTTGCCTGCTTGCTGAATCCCGTAAGCTTGATTTGCCGCTTGACCTTGAGCTTGTGCGCCTGCAAAAGTCGGCGCTGGTGCAACTTGTGTACCCTGATAACCTTGGAATTGCGGCAATTGAATTTGTGAGCCGCCCATTAAGCCAAGAATCTCATTTAATGGTTGCGCCCGTAATGCAGATTGCTGGGCTAAAGATTGTTGTATGGCTTGGTTATTAAATTGTGCGTTGTTTAAGTTCTGACCGTATAACTGTTGTTGTGCTGCATTGTTTAATTGAACATTATTTGCATTTTGACCGTATAACTGCGCTTGTGCAGCATTTGTAAATTGACCTGCACCTACGTTTTGACCATATTGCTGTGCTTGTGCTGCATTATTAGCTTGTTGCGCTGCCAAAGCCTGATTAAAGTTTTGACCAACAGCCGAGTTATACAATTGATCGGCTGTTACGCCTTGACCAAAGTTTTGTGCCACAGCTTGATTTTGAAGTTGATTAGCAGTAATACCTTGACCAAAGTTTTGACCAACCGCTTGATTGTATAAACCTGCACCCGCCAATAAAGCCTGATTGCCAAATGTGCCAGTTGTATTTAATTCATTTAACCCTTGTTGCCGAGCCGCCATATCAACGTTAATACTTTGCAAGGCCGCTTGGTTATACAAGTCATTTTTGCTCATTTCACGGTTTCTAAACGCAGCATCGTAGGCAGCTGTGCCTGGCGCTAACCCTTGATTTGCCAACGCTTGTTTAAATGACGTATCGCCTTGTTGAATTGTTGGGTTTAACCGATCAAGAATAGCTTGTTGTGCATTAATACCTGCATTAGTAGGCATTTGCGTTAAATTGCTTGTGTTTAATGATGTTTGCAACGGCACATAGCCTTGTGCTAAACCATAAGTATTGGCATTAACGTTACCGCTTGCCAAACCATAAGTATTTGCTTGAGTGTTTGCTCTTGCTAATCCATAATCACCTGCGCCCAATCCCGTTTGCACATTAGAAACTTGTACAGGGTTATATCCCGCAATAGTTGATTGAATATTGCCCGATGGCGCAACTGTATTTTGAATGTTGCCTGAATTAGCAACTGTATTTTGAATAGGCGCTAAATTTGGATTAAACGATTGATTTAAAACGTTCTGAGCATTATTTGCGCCTGTCTGACCAAGATTAGCCAAAGCAGTTTGGACACGCATTTGAGCGTCAAGTGTTTGTTGCGCTTGCGGATTTAATGACTGCGTAATTGTTGGTTGGCCGCCGCCAGTTGTAAATGCTTCACGGGTTGGCGCTGCACCTCGCTGTGCATTAGCTGCATCAAATCCTGCTTGATCAAAAGTTGTTTGACCGCTTTCACCAGACCGATAATAAGAATTTGGATCAATTTTATTTGCGTTGTATTTAGCCAACGCTGTTTCGTATGAAGATTGGTCAAATGTCGGGTTTGAATAAGTAACCGTTTGATTGCCAAACGGTGTGTACATATTTGGGTTAGACATAATATTGGATTGCTTTGCAGAGGCAAGATTATCAATACCTTGCTGCTTGGCTGCGCCGACATAATCCGGTGTTGGTGGTGCTGATGCTGACTTACCCATTATTTACCCCTAGAAACCGGCAATTTTCTTTTGCCAATGTCAAAAATATAATATCGCCATCCGGTGCTGCATTTTTAACCCTTGCTTCTTCAATAAAACCCATCTTAGTAACTAATTTTAAACTTTTTGCATGGGTACTGCTTACCGGCACAATAATCTTTTTTACCTTACAAAACTCAAAAGGGTAACTAAATATCGCTTTTAAATACCCTTTTGTCATACGGCCTTCAATTGCTATATGGCACACAATCGAGGCTTTGTTCCAATTCTCGTAAATTACGCCTGCAATAATTTGACCATCATGCTCTAACCCAATTGCTTGCGAATTATCTGCAAAATACTTACCTTGTACTCGGTCAGCTACCCAATAGCCAATTACATCGCCCTGGACTATATGCCAGCCCAACCTTGTTGATAAACAATGTCCGTCGATGCCCATAGAATTGTCGTTCCTTGAGAGGCCGTTTTAAATTGAGTTGCAGCGCAATAACCAATGCCAGTCACGCCTTGCCAGTTGTTTGTGATAACCGTATCTGTAGCCCAATAACCAACATCCCATAGCGCAACGTCCCATTTTGCAGATACTTGTGGGCTAAAACTTAGCGCCGCAGTTGTGTCTGCCAAATCAAAATCCATGTTTAAACCAATAAAAATTGATGGCGTACCGTTTGTGAAAATTGACGGTCTTGCTCTAGTAAAATACTTTTTTACCCCACGGGCATCAAAGTAGTTAAATGCTTGCAACGCGTAACCGTTTATATCGCTTGTGTCATTTGCGTAATTGTCATCCCATGCATGGGCAACAAATCCGTTACCGCCCCAATATGGTTCGTTTTCAAAAATTGTCCAACAATTAGCATATTGGCCTGTAAAATTACACCATGCTTTAGTAATGTTATTCATCACATATTGCTGTTGCTGCCCTTCTTGAATTGGCACATTTACAGTCAAAGCGTTGTGTTTAGGATCAAAACTAATATCCCAACCAAAATTATCACCATAAGACTGCGTTGCCGCAGAAAATGCGCCTTGAATCTTGTCTGATAATGCAATTCTTGGGTCTAGTCTAGATGATTGAAGACTAGCGGCAAGTGGATAAAGACCGTTATAGGTAAGAATAATCATATCCCCGCCATACTTCATCAAGCATCGTTTGCCAACAGGCTTACCAATGCGCCAAACGCCCACTAGAGCAAATTTTGTAATATCTGATGGGTCAGTACCAGAATAAACAATAACCTCGCCATTGGAAGTTATGAACACTAGGTTATCGTCTACTCCATAGCCAGCATCAATTGTCCAAGTCCCCGCTGCAACTAAATATCCACCTAATTGAGCAACTGAACTCATGTCAATTGCGTTTGCAGCACCTTGAATGGATAAGGTAGGTAAGTACCATGCTTTTAATGTTGATGCTTGCGTAAACCAAACTTGGTTTTTAAACGTGGTGATATTGCTTAAAGTTGATGCGGTTACACCAGTAATGGTTGGATTTGTCCAAATCGATCCGTTATACAGCAACGGCGCATCAATTCCATTGACCGCATATAAGTAACCACCGGCAGGCGTTGTGACGTTGGTATATTCCCATTTAGCGTTGCTTAAACTTGTCTTTACAGCTGCGCCAACAGCACCGCCATTGGTGCAGTCGTAAATTGATGTTCCCGCAATTGCAAATAATTTGTCAATTGCGCCGCTTGAATAACCCATCAATGTCTGAACTTGACCTGAAATGCCGGTTGAATATTTTGTGTATCCACCACGCAACACCACATTATTGACTGTGGGGAACAAATTGGTTAATTGAACGGCATCGAGCGTATCCATGTTTGCAATAGAATCTCGCACGTTCCAACCACCAATAGGCGCTGGCAATGATTGAACACGAGCCGCCGCACCTTGAACAAGTCGGCTTGCCATGTTATACTTTCCCTTCATTTAACATGAGGGAATTATTATGGAACAATGGCGTGATGTTATTGGTTTTGAGGGTCTTTACCAAGTTTCTGATTTTGGCAATGTTAAAAACGCAAAAACCGGACTGATTAAAAAACTTCAATTGAATAAAAGATTGAATCGTCCGCAAATTTGTTTGTCTAAATTTGATAAAGTGACCACTTTTTACCCGCACAAATTGGTTATGGAAGCGTTTGTAAGTAAACGACCAGAGGGAATGGAATGTTGCCATGCTGATGGCGATCCTTGGAATAATGCGTTGACCAATCTTCGATGGGATAACAGAACAAATAACAGCCAAGACAAGTTTAAACATGGCACGCAAAAGATGGGCGAAAAGCACCCAATGTCTAAATTGACTGTTGAAAAAGTTTTGGCAATTAGACAAGACAACCGTGTTCATAGAATTATTGCAATTGAACACGGAGTTAGCCAATCCGTTATTTCTGAAATTAAATCTAGAAAGTCTTGGGCACACGTTAGTTAACCCCATAACCCGTGTCGGGCACGTTATCATACCCAATCAAAACTGTGCCTGGGCGTGGTGCAAACGACAAATTAGCTGCTGACGTATCTTGCGCCCGAACAATCTCGAATTCTTCAATATAATTTCGATACATTGCTGTGGTATCAAAGCCTTTAGCCTCAAAATACTTGAGTTTGGTAGCCAAAACCATCAAGCGATCTGGGTAAATACAAGTATCGTTGTCGGCAGTGAAAGATGTTTTTACAACGCCGGTATCTGATAACGCCCAACCATTTGACCGATATTCGTAACCTAACAACTCGTTAGTCGAAACGCCAGGCCAAATCTGAAAGTATTTGCCAAGCAATCGGTAACGAATCCGTGGGCCAGTTGAGATAAAGCCAGACAACAGCCATTCCCATTGCTGTGGGCTTTCAGGACCAAGCATTTCCCAATGTTTCGATTTGTCCCAATGGGTTCTTGGAACGGTTGATTCGTAATCTGAGGGTAATGCGTACTTCACCTTTTCAAAAGTGATCGTAGCCCCTGTATACGTCCCTGTAGATGGCAAGTTGACGGTTACTTGCGTGGCTGAGTCAACCGACTCAATGTAACAAGCGTTTGAAATACCGTTGCCCACCACTTGATACGTTGAATCAAGCCCAGCAGTCGATGGGATGCCGGTGATGGTGTAAGTGTTCAGCGTCACGTTACCCGTTGTTTGGGTATAGACCGTTGTGAATGTATATTGCTTTGTTAATTGCCGCCAGTCATGCTTTCTTAAAAATTCATAACCGGCAGCGTTCATTAACGCCAAGATTTGAATTACATCTTGGTTGGTATTT